AAGAACAATGGGTCTGCCTCGACTATGTAGGCACTACGGCGGTTCTCGGTAGCAATACGGGCTGGCTCTAGTGCGGTTAGCCTAGCCACCTCTGCGGTAATCTCTGCCTCTGTTGGCTGGGTCTGGTTAGTATCGAGCCACTCTAGGTCATCACCACGGAGAACCCACTCAGCATTGGGGCGCAGGGAGAGAATTGCTTGTGCTTTAATCATGCCGCAATCTCCATCAGGGTAATTGTGGAACCATTTAAAGAAGTTCCGTCATTTATAGTAACCGTTCCTGTTGCCGCTGCGTTATTCATTTGAATTTTATATGTTGTAGCGGATGTTGTTGCGGGCGAATCAAGATAATTTGTCCCATCACCGCCCCAACTACTTTGTACTGACCCCCCTGTAAAACCTGCTTGTGTAGCAAATAAAAATATAGTTGTTGAATCTCTTAAAAGTCTTAAACCCATATAAGTATTGTTGGCGCTTTTAGATAAACCACAACAATTTACAAGTACCAAAATCTTGCTTGAAGTGTTTGAAGGCGTAATGGTTGCAGTTAAACCCGTATCCGCAAAACTTGCAGTAGTGGAAGTTGTAAGAGTTCCATAAGTTGCGTTCACCACTTGCAACACATTTCCAGCACGATTTAATCTGTCGATGGTTCCCGTTGCGTCTGGGATAGTCAGCGTCCTGTTTGTGTTGCTATTGGGACTAGCAATCGTGAAGATTCCTGACCCAGATGGATTGCTCTCTAGTTTTATTGATGACATATCAGTTTCCTAACCGATTGGCTTCCAGTTGCGCCTGATATGCGGCAATGCACTCGGCAGTATGGACTGCGGCGCAGATAGCCTGTACCCGTGGCTCCTCGGCAGAGTAGTCCTGACCGGGCGATATGCAATGACGATGGTAAGTCTTGCTAATCTGCTTGCCATCTTCCGTGATAACCGTAGCCTCACGCACCTGAACGATGCCATTAGCAACTACTTCAATCTGGTCTACGCCTACTGTTTTTTCTAAAGACATTTTAATTCCTTTCCGTCTGCATCGTCCGAAGCAGATAAGTTAAACAAAATAAGTTACTATAAACCTAAGTCCTGTGCCGTTAGTAAAATCTGAATTGGTTAAATCTGTTGCAGCCCCAGCATTTGAAGTTTCAGATAAATCAATATTGGTAGAACCTGCATTAGTCCTCCCCATGGGGACAGCAGCAAATGTCATTGAATCAATATAACTGAAAGACAACCCTGCATAATTAGGCTCTCCGCTTGCTACTGTAAAAGGTAAACCTGTAATGTTAGCAACCCCTGTTGACGAACCTTTATTACTTAAAACCATTCGGCCAACACAAGTTACTTGCCTACCGACTTTAGTATAGGTTCCTGATGGGGATGAGTAAGTAACGCCAACAGAAGCACCGCCAAAAGAAACTCCGGGTGTCCAAGTCCCTTCCTCATAATCATCTAACGTGTTTGCATCAGACGATGCAGATGCCGTAGCAGGAAAAGATATACCTGAACCTGATGTTGCTGGAGTAGCATTACCCACGCCAATAGTTGTTGGGAACTTGGTACGCTGACCAGAATCTACTGTGACTGCGGTTGTGCCGCCCGTGGCAATCGTGACGGTATCAGTACCAAAAAAGAGACCCGTATTGGTATCCGTACCCTGTACCGCTGGCGTACTAGCAGAGCCGTCTACACCCGCTATGCCTGTTGTTCCGTTAATCGTAATAGCCATATTAGATAACCACCCATCTTGCGCCAGAGTTAATCGTCACAGTATAGCCAGAATCAACTGTTATAGGACCGATAGAACCAGCATTGTGTGTTCCAGTTATTGTAATGTTCTCTGCAATCGACTGAGCATTCCAGAAGATTGCTTTGTTAACAGCAGCACCCTCGAACTGACCACCAGTAGGAGTATCCCATGTAGTGTCATAGTCTGTTGCAGAGGCTTTCTTTAGATACTGTCCAGTAGTACCGCCAATTGCAACACCTGGACCAGCAGGACCAGTAGCCCCAGTCGGTCCAGTAGGCCCTGTTGGACCAGTAGGGCCGGTAGGTCCGGGTGAACCAGTCGGGCCAGGGGAGCCTGTAGGCCCTGTAGGACCAGTTGCGCCTGTTGGCCCTGTCGGTCCTGGAGATCCTGTCGGTCCAGTCGCACCAGTCGGTCCAGTTGGCCCAGTAGCACCCGTTGGGCCGGTAGGACCATCAGGTATGGTAAAGTCAAAGACTGCCGCAGAAGATGAACCACTGTTAGTTACAGATGCTGGACTACCCGCAGGCCCTGTAGTTGTGGTTCCTACAGCAATAGTAGCTGCTGTGCCAGTTGGGCCTGTAGGGCCTGTCGGGCCAGTTGCACCAGTCGGGCCTGTCGGACCGGGAGAGCCTGTTGGTCCAGTTGGTCCTGGTGAACCTGCTGGGCCAGTTGGTCCTGTCGGTCCTGTAGGGCCGTTAGCGCCAGTAGGACCAGTCGGGCCTGTAGGACCAGCGGGGCCTGTAGTGCCATCAGGAATACCAAAGGACAGCGAAACACTTGTAGAGTTATACGATACAGTCGGTGTAGAGCCAGCAGGCAACGAAGAAACTGCTACATCTAAGTCGCTAGTAAAGTCAATAGTGCTCTGAGCCGATACTGCCGCAGCAGCAGCACTAGCAGCAGCTTGGTTAGCATAAGTAAGTGCTAACTGCGCTGTGTTTGCTTGATCGGCTGTTGCATCGCCGGGACCACCGGGACCACGATATATCGCCATGTTAGTACCAAGTAGGAATGTAACCACCAGCATCAGTAGACCATGCCTTGGTCAACGATGCGTCTTCGTAGACATTGATATAGTCAATGCCTGCTACTTTACCTGTCAAACTAGAAAGAACATCTAAAAACATAGCACCACTGTTGTCATAAGTGTTGTACTCTGCAGGGGCAGAGCCTAATTTCTTGGTGGGGATGTAATCAACCCATGCAGTGAGTCCAGAAACGCTGCCAAGTTTGTTAACCACAACTTTAGTGGTTCCATTGGCAGTTGCATAGGTAGTAGGGTAGCAACGAGGTATCATATTATTCCTCTATTTTGTTTTCTATAGCAACCTCAGCGAAGATGCTATAGAAAAGCCTCCTAAGAGGCGAAACCTTACGGTTTAGAATGCTGGGCGAACTACAATAAAATCTACAATAGCGGGAGCAAGGTTTACTGCGCCAGTAGTATTATTTAGAAGCGTCAGAGTAACCGTATTAGCAGCAGTTACTGCACCAGCGATAACGGTGTCTACAGTGTCAACAGCAATTGAGACACCCATGACGATGTCGCCAAGAGCAACACCAGGAACTGTTACATCAACAGATGCAAACGTACCTGAGCCGGTAGCGGCATTGCCGAAGTCAACAGACTCAGAATGAGTCCACATTTCAGAAAACAATCCCTGAAACTGTGAACGACCTTGATTGATAGGCATAATAATCTCCTTTAGTGATTAGAAGGGGACCAGCCTTGTGAGCCAGTCCCCGATTGTTATTCCTGATTAGGCAGGAACAGCAAGAGCCACAGCGGAGGTATCACGCAACTCGCCAACACCGTATAGCGTGTCAGCAGTCAACAGGGTACCGAGGTACTCTTGTTTGTACTGGGTCTGAACACGAACGCCAAGCTGGTCAACCAGAACAAATGCCTCTGGGTGTGCCAACAGAGCGATACGGGTGGTCGTTGTCGTTGCCGTATCAGCGTTGGTCGTTACAAAGACCTTAACGCCGTATACGTCACCAATCTGACCGTTGCGGATGGTAGCGCCATCACCAACGAAAGCCTGCTCAGTAAACCGAGCAAGACCCATCATGGTGTTACGGGTCGAAGGAGGAACGATCAAGAAACGTCCGTCCATCGGAACATCCGCATCATCCAAACGCTGGATTGCACGGCGAAGGCCAGCATCCGTCAAAGCCGTACCTACGTTGGTGCCGTCAACATAGAATGTTGAGCCATCACCAGCAAGGTATGCTTTGTTGTAAGCTGCTGTGCCAGAACCGGCTTGAGCACCACGACCAAGTTCGATCAGCGATGTGTCGATACGGGTAGCAAGAGCGTAACCAGCGTCATCCGTGTAAAAACGGCGCAGCGAGGACAGAGCCTGAACTTCAGCAAAGTCTTCGATCAAACGGCTGTACTCATAGTGCTGGTTAATCGTGACAGTCTTCTCAGTGCCACTCTCAGCAATCAGAGTAACTTGCGAAGAAGCAGTCTTAACAGCAGCAGAGCCACGAGCAGGTGACGGGAAGTGCATAACATCGCCCTTCTTACCCTTCATGGACATCTTCTTGAACAGGTTTGCAGCTACAAGGTTCTTCTTGTAAGCAGCAATGATTTCATCAGACCATACCTCAGGAATAAAACCTGCGGTGTTGACTGTCGATTGTACTACGTTATTGGTACCTAAAGGCATGATAAATTTCCTTTGTTAAAGTTGTTAAGTTATCGGACTCTGCCCTCTCGGTAAGCAGCCATGATTTCATTTTGCATCATGTCATACTTGTCAGGGTCCGTTTGCATGAGTTTAATAATGTCTGCACGACGGTAAATCTTCTTAGAAG